GTAGCCATTAGGCAGCCGCTCCGCCTTCAAATAACAGCGTTACACTCAACACTTCTGCGCTTGCAACGTCAATGAATATGCCTGTTTCAAACAGGATACCCATGTCCGGAATGATCACATCCTGACCGCCCGCCGCTGCCGGCGTGAAGATCGTGAGCTTTGCTGTGCCGGCGGTACTCGTGCCGTCTTTAAGCGCAAAGGAAGCTGCCGTGCCAGTGTTGGTGAAGTAAACCCCCACCAATCTGCACCGCCCAACGACTGCAGAGGCATCTGCAGTCTTGGTGACCGATTGAATATTGCTGAAGCTCATGGATCACTCCTTAGCGAGTTTGCGCACCGATGATGTAGTCCAACGTGGTTGCGCGGGTGCCGCTGGCTGAACCCGATAGGCTCATGGCTGCCAACGCTAAGTTTTCGTCATCAGGGATGTTGGTGGTGTGCTGCGCAACTTTTCGCCCGTTAACAAAAAACGTCACGCTGCCAGTGCTAGTGACGTTAAACGACAGCACAGCGTAGGTGTCATCGGCCAAGTCAACGCCAGAGTCGGTGGAAGTCTCAGTGCCGTTCTTCTCAGTCTTACACAGGATTGAAGCGTTGCCGTCGTCCACTTGGAACACGATACGGTCAGTTGCAGTCAACATTGCTTCGGGGTTGGTTGCAAAGTTTAACGTCAAACCAGCGCAGATGTCAGTCTGGTCAGCGTCGTTGCACTTCAGGCGCGTTGAAAAGTAGATGTTTTTGTCAGTCGCCACGGCAAATATTTCGTTACCCTGAATAGAAGCGCCATCGTTGTCAGTGGTTGCAGTGGATGTCAGTGCTACTTCACCCCCGACCGTGTCAGCCACGATAGCAACGGCAGCGCCAGAGTCTTTGACCACAGTCCAATCATTGGTGGTATCAAACGCAACACCAACAAAGTCATCAAGCAGTGAAAATACTGACAGATCGATGCCAATTGGCATGTCAGTCATACCAGCGAAGGGCGCGCTTGTGTTTGCGCCAGAATAGAGTAACGGACCGGAGTAATGAGTAGCCGACATAATGAAATCCTCACATGCGAGTAGTGCGCTTCAGTCTGCATGTCGTCCGCCCGAGTCGGTCTGCAGCGCGTTAAATGTTCTCGGGATTACGTACTTTTTACGCTTTTTGGGGGAAGGTGTCAATGGGCTCACCCTTTAATGCCCGCCTTGCATTCTCTGTTTTCCAATCCTCCCTCATGCATGCTGTGCAACTGCCTTTGACTTTCCGGGGGGATATATGCCCTCGGACACAAGGCATCCCCGTAAAATACTCTTTGCTTCCTGCAGCTTTAGCAGCCTGTCGGGTGCGGGGATAGCTTGCGTACTCCTCAGATATGCTAGGACCTTGGTTAGGCGCTGCGTCTGCATAAGACAACACCCATCCTGCCAAAACACCACATTTTACCGGCTTTCCTGATCCGCAGGCTCTAATGGTGGTAGCGATAGAAACCCCCAGCTCGTCCCGCATAACGGATAACCCTGCGAAAATACGTGTCTGCCCATCGGGGAGCCTTGCGAAAACAGCTCTACGAAGCTTGTTTTTAGTCTCTTCAGTATGCGTTTTGCCCAACCAGTTTTGGTTGCCAGCGTTGGCGATAGAAAGACTTCGGCGGTGTTCTTCGGTTCGTTCAGGTTTAGCCACCCCTCGCTGTGTGTCCCCTATCTTTTGTCGGACATCGGGGCTGACCGTCTGGCCGTAGCGGTAGTGTTCGGTGCCGGCGGTTTTACCTGTGCGGCTAAGGCTAATTTTCTGTTTACTGGCTTCTGACATAGCAATTCCAGTGCGCATCCCAATAGCGTCGGTGTTAATGTTGTAACACTCTCGTAGCCCGACATTCGCATGCAGGTAGGTATTTTCCACCTCGAAAGCAGTCTTGCCCACAGGTATTTCCTCCAATATCTCAAACACAAACGCATCTTCTCCGTACTTGTTCCAAGATGCCTGAAGGTGCGGGTTCTTATGTACCCCCCTTTTTAAATCGTTCTTGTGCTGCCACTCGCGGCGAGCAAAAGACTCCGCACTGCCTATGTAATACTTGTTGTTAATCATGTTTGTAATGCGGTAGATAACAGCCATTTTAGCCCCTCCTTACTGGGTATTTTAGATAGTAATCCCGCTAAAGAGTGTTGTCAAGCCTTGTATCGTTATTTTACCATTACAATAAAAAAGGGCCCCGAAGGGCCCTTAGTAACAACGTAAGTTGTTGATTTTGCTTACGGAGTACCGGGTGAACCGAATATTCCGCGAGGATCAGAAAATCCAAACGAGTATCTCTCCCGCGCTTTGTACCTAACGTTACCAGTATCAAAGTCACCTTCAAAGCCGGTTTTGATCGCAGCACGGTTGAACATCTTCATGCCGTTAGGCGCATCGGTCTTGATGAAGAACGCATCTGGATCGACGAGGAAGTGGTTAACAGTGTAGCCCTGCGGAACCATGCCCATGTTGCGGATCGCGTTAATGTCGTTATCCGCTGTGCCTACGCGCAGGGTTGACTTCATGATACGGTCAGCAGTGAACTGCAGCTCTTTCGGGATGATCAGCTTCAGACCCTGAATCGCAATCTTCAGACCGCGCTCATCAGTGAAGGCAGCGATGTCGATCAGCGCCTGCTCCAGTGAGGTTTCAGAGAGGTCTGCAGATACAGACAGCTCGTTACGCAGATTTGGACCACTCAACGTGGGGTGATCTGTTGAGCAAAGCGCAACGCCGTCGCCACCGATTGAGGTGGTGAATGCGCCGTTCAGAATAGCCGCAGCTTTGATCTGCTTGGTCTGCGCCATTGAGCGAGCCAGTGCCTTGGTGTAACGCACAGACAGACGGTCGTAGAGGTTGTCTTCTACGGCTTCTTCGGTCAGGCTGAACGCCAGAGCAATGGTTTCGTGGGTGTAGCGAGCGGTGTAGACTTCTTGCGCGTTGTCGTACTCGACACCTGCGCCTTCAGACTTCACGGGTGCTTCGCCAAAACCGGAGAGCATAACTTCTTCTTCAAATGCGCGGTCGGAAGATTCGATTGAATAAATCTCCGTGTGCTCATTTTCGTAGTTGTCGTACTCCATACCGAACAGAGCGTTAAGACCCGGCTCAAGTTCGGCGACTAATTGGGAACGAGAAATAGCCATGAGTTAGCTCCTATTATGGCGCAGTATTAGCAACGCCAGCGCTGCCATACATGTGTGCGTTAATTTTAACCACAACATCAACGTGATTTGTAGCACGTTCGTTGCTGGGACTGTTATAGAAGCCCACAACCTTCAACACCAGCGTTGAAGTGTTGGCGATGGTAGATGAGTCTAGCTCAGTGCCAGACAGACCTGTGGTGCTGCTGCCTGCAGTGTAGGCGATGTTAGCGTTCAAGCCGATATCTGCCTGCACAACGTCTTCATCCGCCTGAATCAGGAACAACTGACTGGGATCGTCTACCACTTCTGCGCTGATAACGCCGGTAGTGATGTTAACCGAACCCGGGTAGTAGTTCTTCCAAGTGGGCTTGCCGCTTGTAGGATCAATGTAGTTACAGCCGTTGAATACGCCCAACGCTACAGTGTGCAGCGTGGAATCGTACTTTACGACATAACCGCTAGAGAGTGTGACCAAATCCCCTTGATAAATTGCGCCAGACTGGTTGTCGTTGATCTCATAAGCGAACTGCTTCTGAGCTCCAGTGGCGGACAAGTTACCAAGCGGGCGCAGGCCAAATGCTTTGTCTACGTTTGCCATAGTGAAAGTTCCTTTAAATATAGGTTATTCGGAGGATCGAGATCCGCCGACGCTTACTTTTGACTGCCGCTCCGGCGAAGAGATACGCATAGTTGAGTGCGCGTTACTCTTTAACAGGTCGTTGTCTGCAGCCTTGATTTGATCGTGTGTACGGCTCTTATAAAACGCCCGTCGCTCGTCTGCTGTTTCCTCGGGAATTCGTGCCAGAACCACATCGCCTACAGAGATCACGCCCGCGTGTCGTCCGTCATCCAAGCCCTGCCCCGAAAATTCAGGGTATTCGTCGGCGCGCACTAACTCGTAGCCTTCTCTCATTTTTGAGGAGATATTCATTCTGTCATCCACTCCACCGGCTTCTCGTCTAATCCAGCGGTGCTTATAGCCTGCTGGGGCGGGAGGAGCATCGAGTCGTGAGGGTGGTGCCCAAGGCTTGCGACGCGCAGCAGCT